TTGCAAAAGTCCTAACATTAGTTGGTTTACCACCCGGGTTGCCTGCTCTACGTTTACGAGCTACTGCACTCTTTCTTTGTGCAGCTGTCATACGTTTGGCCGTGGATCTTGGTACGCATTTCGGGTACTTTCTTTTACTTTTGCCTTTAGCAGATTTTCTACCACAAGCTTGAAACTTACCTTTTTTCTTAGGCGCACCAATATCTACCCAGTCACCTTTCTTGCCCTTGCCGAACCAGGCTGTTAGTCCTCCTGTTGGTTTTCTACTCGCCATCTTTTTCCAATAAGTCTTTTATCCTACGTGCTTTCTCTTCCCTTGTATCGGGATGTAACTCAGGATCCACCACTTTAGCTAATTTTAACATAGGGATCCTTTGATTAGGTATGTATCTCCAAGTATATCCAGCTTCTGAATATATGCCAAATACACTTTCAGTTAAACCAATCTTAACAACCATAGCAGGCTCATTGTCTAAAAGAACTCTATCCCCTTCTTTAAAAGCACCACTAAAACGAAAAGCTAAACCTTTTATAAAACTTCCAGCCCAGTCTTTAATACCAAGACCAACCAATAAGGTTATTAAAAACCCTATAAGTTCTATATAGTATTCGTTTAACTCTATCGCAGGCATTATCTATAGCCGCCCCCTCGCTTTTTGTAAGTACGCACCAACCAACCATTTGCATATGCACTTGGATATACTTTAAATTTTCTTTTAGCTTCAGCTTTTACTCTTGCGTATAAAGCTTTGTTAGTAGGTGTAGCACCCTTTTTCTTGGTAGTTTTTTTCTTTGCTCTTGGCATAGTTTTCTCCGTTATTAATCATTTCATTTTACCCTTTTTTTACGAGATGTTCTCGTCCTAGGGAATGACCTATTAGACTTCTTAGATTCCATTCTAATATTTTTTGGAGAATCATTCAGAGGATTTCCGTCAATGTGATGTACATCTTTTCCATCACCTTTTTTTGCTTTACCAGTGCGCATCATTTTTCTACGCACTTTGTTCCTAGCAGCTCGTCTTTTCTTTTGGGCAGGGCTAGAGTGGTAGTTATCGTATTCAGAACGATAATTACGAGCCATGATTATCTGCCTACTTTATTCTGCGCTTTTTTATGTGCGGCCCTAAAGGTGTCTCCCATGAGCATACGTCTTTTCATAAACTTCATGTGGGCCTGTGTGTGATGTTTTGAGTGCCTTTTCAAAGTGTCTTGTTGCCTTTTAGTTAAGACTTTTTTTGCCTTCATAGAAGGTTTTTTCTTCATTCTAGCCATTTTTAATACTCATAGATTTAATTTTTTTAGGTTCACCATCTCCCTTTTTAGGTAGTTGGTAAAGAGTAATTGTGTGATTACCTTTTTCGTCTTTTTCCCAAACTAAGTCTTTATCTTCACTAGTAGTTGAACTAATTATAATTGACATATTTACTCCTTAATATGATTTATAAGTGTCCATAGATTCACCTATAGACGGCATCATGCCTAATTGCATTTTCTTTTGTTGCATCGGATCCATCATTTTGTCATTAGCGCTGTTAGGAACATTTGGTTTCATTTGAAACTCTGCTACTTCCATATCGCCTATCATTTTATTTTTAGGACCCATTTTTATTCTATTCGCCATCGATTTCTCCTTTTTTAATCATAAAATCAATTACTTTTATTTTATCATTAATTTCTGCTATTACACCAACAAACTTATCTATTTCTACACTGTAAGCAGTATGTTCTGGAATAGAGTTTGGGTTCTCTAAAAAGACTTCTAAATCTAAAGTAACCTGTGCACGTTGGCCAATAAGGCTCTCTTTCTGTGCATACAGAATTTCCAACCTACTAGGCATTTACTTTTTCCTTTTTTTCTTACGTTTTAGAGCTTTAAAATCTGCGCCTGTAATACGATTACGAGGCTTAGCAGCTCTAGCAAGTTTTTTTTGTTTAGGAGATAGTTTCTTCACTTCTTCTTCTTTTTGCCGTAGCCTTTCATTTTCATAGGCTTGGCTTTTTTAGTCATGCCTTTCTTTTTCTTTTTTGGGCCATATGAATACGCCATATTAATACTCCGCTTTAGTGTTTTTAAATTTACGATGAGATTTTGTGTCAACAAAGTTTTTGTTCGGGCCCTCTCCTGGCACTGAGCCATCATGGTTTGGAACAGTAGAATACTTTTTAGTACAAATATCTTTATACGTATGTGGTTCTTTGTGATTTATAGGTCTGTTAATCATAATTAAATTTTACTCTATTTTTTAATCAAAGCCAAAATCTGTTACAAATATAGCTATTTTAGTCTTGTCATTATAAGGCTGTATTTCAGTTAAATTAAGATCACTATTGGCCCCAGCTTTCATAAGGTCGTACATCTCTTTAGTTTGAGTCTCTAAAAATAAACCTATAACATCTTGTTCCGCGTGTAATGCTTTAGCTGTAGGAGTCATACCATTTGCAATACTTGCATCATAGATCCAACTTTTAGTACCGCTTTTATTCTTAGCCTTTAACACATGCCCTACACGTGCTCTAGTTTGACCATCAAGTTCATTTGTTTTACTTAAAAACTGTATTTGTATAAGTAGATCGTCGTGATAATAACCCACGACATATTGATTACTACCAGCTATAGCATCAACAAAAGCTTTTTTTAGATTAGCCTTTATGTCTGAAGGGTCCCAACCTCTTGCAGATTTGTAATAACTTTCAATAATATTATCTTCGTCATACAAACGATCAAAGTCTGAATCACTTAGGCTACTAAGTATTTGTCTTGTATATGCCATTATTCTGGTTCCTCCGGCCAAACTACGTTGTCTATGTTTATTATATTAGTGTGTGAATCTGGTAAATCTCGCAGCGCTTGTCTATAAGTTGCCCATTCTGCTTTCTTTTCTGTTGATAAAGGGCTATCTTCTCCCTGTGTCCAGTCCGACTCATATAGCCTATCTCTTCGTTCTGCTTTCATTTCAGATATAGCTTGCTCTCTTAGTTTAGATACACCTACCGTAACAGCAGCTCCATCCACTATTTTGTAATGCTTTGCTAAATACTCTCCTTCTATATAACTTTCGCCATCTTTTACAAAATTGGAAAATGGTTGATCATTACCACTAGCACCAAACTGCCCTGTAATCTCACCAGTTGCAGTCTTATACTTAGTATATTTTTTACCTGCCTCTAAATTACTCATTATACTTTGTTTAACCTCGAGATATTTATAAAAGAACTAACAGTAGGCGAACCACCACTTGGAGGATTACCTATTCCTTTACCATAGAAAAACCCAGCAATTTGATAACTACGCCCTGCTGTAAAGGTTACCTGTTCTTGTCTAATTTTAGGAGCAAAATGAAACCCATCATTTCCTGTCATTTCTCCAGTGGCAAAATTAAAATAGCTATTGGCATGGTTTGTACTTACAGAACTACTATTTGTACTTTCTGTTATGTTTATTGCCATTCCTGATCGACTACTACTGGTAGAGCTACCAGAAGTTTGCATCATAACAGTAACTACATAAGTACCACTTTCTTTAATAGTATTTCCTAGTACATTTAATTGTATTTGCCCAGTGGTAGATCCACCCATATATGTAGTGCTCGTAGCAATACCAAACTTATCTGTGCTTATAAAAAGGTGAAAAGGTGATGAATTAGTAAAACTCGCCATATTAACACTAGACTGAGTGTAAGATTGATTAAGATTATCAGTAGAAGATATCTTTCCAATCTGGTTAGCTCCAATCATATCAACTACAATCCCACCACTTCTTATAGTTAAGACAGCATTGGAGCCACTACCACTGACAGTAATAGTTGCATTTCCGCTTGTGCTATCAAAATTTAATTGACTTAACGTAAGTGTATTTGCAGTTATGTGAGTGCCACTTAAAGTACCAGTCATAACACTAGCAAAAGTAGCAAAACTCCCTGATAATTTATCTACAGCTAAAGATCCAATCTGCGCACTAGCAAGAGCACCATTTTTTATAAAAGCAGTATCTATGTAAACACCCGCTGGGTTACCACTACCATCGGTACTTGTGAGTACAGTAAATGGCACGATGTTATTACCATGTGGGTTACGAATAGTTACCTGACCTGCTTCAAAAATTATATTTGAACTACTAGTATTGTTTTGTAAAGCATTGCTCGAGTCAGCAATCAGATACATACCAGCAATAGCACCATTCGCATTAACTGAAAGTCCATGAGCTGCTCTAGCAGAAGTCCCATCTACAACTGCATTCGATACACTAGTAATACTAGAAGTATTTTGACCAACAGTAGTAGTTAAATTAGAAATAGAAGTTGCATTCGCACCCTCGGCACTAACTCTAACAGTTCGTTCATGCGCAATAGCTGCTGCTAAAGAAGTATCTGTACGACTATTAGAAGAGTTTAAACTAGCCAATAAAGTGCCACGGTCTGTAGCAATTGCATTAGACTGATTAGTTACCGTAGCAATATCTTGTTGTGCTGAAGCTGTAGCTGCAGTTAAAGTAGAGCCTGTAAAACTACTAGTACCTACTAAGTTAACTAACGTAGCATCTCGTCCCGCCACCCAAGCATTGTTTGCAGCGTTTCTCCAATAAACTTGACCATCATCGGTATCAAACCAAAGATCATTTGCAGTTATAGCACTACTTCCGTCACCTCTAGTAGTTGGAGCAGATGAGCTCCTAATAACTTCTCCTGCCCCTTGTGTAACTAAATTAGTAATTGCAGAATACCCAGGCAAGTCAGCTAAAGTTTGAGTCAAACTAGTCATAACCGCTGCTATATCTATAGCAGTCGTAGCATTTACAGGATTAGCAAATGGCCCTCTTATATCTGAAGTAGATACAAATCTAATCCAATAGTAGAATGTTTGATTGTAATCTGCAGAGTCTGACCAAACATTAGCCGTTGTTGTATCTGCTAAAACAGCGGCACTTACGTCGTTACTTGTACCTCTATATATCTCCGCAAATGCAAAATTACCAAACTGTGGGGCATCCCAAGATACAACTACTGTTGTAAAAGCTGCTGAAGCACTGACTCCAGTAGGTACAGGCGGTATTGTAGTATCGGTTACAGTACGTGGTTTAAAGTCCACGACTCCCGTTCCAGCATTAGGATCAAAAGGATTATCTAAAAGTTCTTCAGCTAAACCAGAATCAATAAGTTCTCTTAAAGTTATTGCTCTATCTCTTGGATCTCCCCTACGTCCTAATCTTATCTCTACGGCTTCTTGAATAGAAACCATGTGGTTTTTTAATTGTGGGTCTATTCTACTAGGTACAGATACTATAGACGGTACTTTTGTTCCCGACGTAGCCATTACACACCCCTTAGCTCATCCATAGACTCTGCAATACAAATCTCATTGATTGTATGTGCCCCCTCTACTTGAATAGAGTATGTTTTGTAAATACCAGAGGGTAATCTAAGAATTGGTTCAGATATTGTAGTTGCACTAAAACTAGGAGTAGCGCCTGTTACACTAAAAGAACTACCTGAAGCGGTAATTGTAGCGTTGTAGTACAAACTACCATCTCCAAATACTTTTACTGTAATACCATTTCCACTGTAGGCTTCCGCTTCTATTTTTACAAAAGCCATTTTAGTTGGCTTACTAGGTACAAATTCTTTTGTCTTAAACGTAAGTGATTCATTTGTAGTACTACCTTGAAACTCTTTTACATTACTTCCTTCGATTACATACAATTCGTTTGTATCGGGATCTGTGTGCCCACCTTTTGTACTTGTAGAAGAAGTTTGAGTAAGGGTAGTAAGAGCATTTTTACCACCTCTAGGATCAAATATAAATCCTCCAAAGTTTGAACCACTAGCATAATATCCTACATACTTACCTTGCCATAAGAAACCTTGTATTGTTGATGGATAAAAATCTGCTTGCCATTGTTCTGGAGTAATTATGCCTTCTGTTGCAACTCTTACATCAGTACCAGCTGCAGCAACTAAGCCGTCTGGAGATGCATAAATAACATATGGCCCCATATCAACCATAGACCTTTTACTCAAACAAGCCTGTGCTGCTTCTATACGTATAGAAGTCATAGATTGTGGATCTACACCTTGTATGAAATATGGATTACCTTCTGTACCTACAAATAAACCATTCCCTGTTGTACCTATACCTACAATGTTATCTTCTAGTGTAGTACGGTATGCAACAGGCCATGCGTGAGGTAAAAACGGTTCAGAAAAACAAATACGCTTACCAGTAAAACCTGCAAAAATACCATTAGGTAATGCAGTCAAACCCTTCATCTGCCCATTTGGGTATAGAGAAGTTTGTTCGTCTGGCGGTGCAATCCAAAAAGTAGAAGGTATTAATTCACCTAAGTTTGCATTGGTTACACTATCTGTAGTTGATGCTGTAGCCAATGTAACTTCTTTTACAAACTGAAATGCTGTTGTATTAGAACCAGTATTAGATCTATAAATTCGTTTTTTTGCTAAGTTAGTATTTGTTCTACCTGCCCCTGATCCTGCTGAAGTTTCTAAACCACTTATAGTGACAGACTGAGCATCCACTTTATTTACTACAGCTGTAACAGGTGAGGGCGGTCCTTCTTCTCCGTAAGCAGATACAAATGTATATACATACGCGGTGCTGTACTGAGTAGTAGTTCCGTCGTCTGTTCCTGTAACTGAAATATTAGGAGCTGCTGTTGGAGCGGGAATGCCTAACCTATAAAAGTTTCTTGGATATCTACCTGACCCAGAAGCCGCTACAACGTCGCCTGGTGCCATTCTAGGAAAGGTTTCTCCTGTCCAATAGATCCTAGACAACGAATCATCAGCAATGGGCCCCGGTTGAACATCTACATCCTCGGTCCATTCTAACCAGTAATTACTACCAGCGTATGAATAATAGTAGATACTAGTTCTACCTGATGAAGTTAGTGCTTGAGTTTGTGAATTTTCAGTTATTGGAGTAAGAACTCCTCTATCTAAATCTAGATCATTTGCAGTTTGGCCAACGGTATCATCCAGTAGCCTTGGAGAAATTTGGGGCGCTATCCCCGAAAAATTAATGAGTTTGTAATATGCCATAGCTTCATCTTAAATTATACATTATAGCCGCTACTATTGCGGAGAGTACAATCCAGATGAACCTTTCAGTAACACTTACAGTCTTTGCATTTATGTTTGCTTGGTTTTCTACCTTATCTACACGGAGTTCAAGCTTTTCAAAGTTTGAAAACAATCGGTCATTTTGTTTTAAGACTGTTGTAACTCTCTCTTCGATACGCGCAATAGAAACTACAGCTTCGGACAGTTTGTCCAGCTTATCTTCTATTTTTTCTAGTCTTTTGCCATTCTCATTCACTTGTAACTCCATATCCAAGGCCTAGGTCTATTAGGTTCGGCCTCAAGAGTATCCAAATGAATAAATCTAGACTCTCCATGCTGCTTGACTCCAAGTCCCGTTATGCCATTCTTCAAAGCTACCTCAATTAATTTCAAGGCATCCTGTCCTCGTACTCGTACATCTACGGCCTTGCCCGAAGAATGGGCTCCTGGCTTGCTTTTTGCAGCTTCGATAGGGTGGGTTTCATGTCGATATGCACTATTGATAATTAACGGAAATCCAACCTCTTCTCGTATTATATCTAGTTTGCGCATAAAGTCATCATCCATTGCGCACAAACCAGTGTGTTTGCACTTTACTTCGTCTTCAGTAAAGTACTTCCAGCTCACTTGTCTTCAGACTCTATAATGTTATGAGCAGCTTCCATTTGCTCATCTACAACTTTAGTTTCAGCAGGCTCAACTTCTTTTATTTTATCTTCTTCTATGTTTTCAGTTATCTGCTTTGTAATTTCTGTTTGCGCAGCTTGTTGAATACGAACTTCTTGAGATAGATTATTTAAATCTTGTTGAATTTTTAAAAGAACGTTAATACCAGCTTTAACCCTATCGGTTAAATCTGCAATCATATATTCTTTTCCATTAAAGTTTAAACGGTCAATTGTTTGACCCTGATCTGAATTTGACATAATAAATACTCCTTATTAATTGCCTTTTGTTACTTTTTCTTTTTTCTCGTATGTCCTAAGACCGGCCATTCCGAGCATAGCCATAAGTATAGTTGATAATTGACTGAAATCAAACTCTGGTAATTGCACTTGTATACCAATAATATTAAGAAAAAACTGCATCATAGGCGCAATAATAAAGTGATATAACATAGCCAAACTACAGACCCAGCCAACACTCGGCCTCCAGCCTGCAACAAACCAACTTGTACTTGCAGCTTCAATTTTGTTTACTTCTATCTGTGCAAGATTAGCAGTTTGTAGTTGTGTCTTGAGCTCATGCTCAAGTTGCATTTTAAGGTTCTTATCTGCAACGAACTTGTTAAGTACGCTACCTGCTATGCCTACTACTGATTTTGTTATTGGATCACTCATTTGTTAGCCTCTTATGCATTTTTCATTCCTAATACTTTATATCTCATTCTTAATAGATGGTTAGCTGTAGGACCGCTTGTAGTCATTCGTATTCCGTATCTTGCATTTTGTGTACAAGTCCCGCCACCTGCTATGTGTGATGCCAATGTACTTCCAAGTCTCATAGTTCCATGCCACCAGTAGTTTGGAACACCAGAAGCCGCATTGTCTCCTGTGTTTACTGTGAACTCAAAATTACCCCTGTAGGTTCCGCTTAAAGCAGCTGATCCTTGATTGGCACTTACAGGTATCCTTGCTTGATTGTTCCATTTGACATCATAATCAGCTACATCTGCATCCGCTTCACCGTGAGCAAAGGCACCTCCATACATGCCTATTGAGGGAACCGCATTATTTGCTGTAAGAAATGCTACTTCAAACTTATAGCCATCTGTCAGCCATAAATCTGTTATATATACCTTGAATATTCTATAGCCATCAGACCTAAAACTATCCCAAGCAAAGTCAACATGAGTTGTTGCAGAGCTTTGTGCTCCTCCACCTAGATCTACCCATATATCTAATTCTTTACCTCCGACAAAAAAAGCCATTATTCCTCGACCTCCGTAAGATCAAACTTATATTTTTTTCCATTCAATCTATTAATTATAAATAAATCATTTTCTCCTTCTTGTATTGTCCAAGAACCATTTGTCCCGTCAACATCATTACCTGTTGCTTCATATTCTTGTTCGTCTGTTCCGACTCCTTCACTTGGCATATTAGAAAGATTTAAGTCATTGGTGTAAATGTTTCTCCAAGCTTTTGCAGTAGAACCCAAATCATATGTATTATTTGCCCCTGGCAACATGTGACCAGATGAAGTCCATTCAACAACACTAGCTTGAGTAGAATTTGAACCAATACCAAAGTTTGCTCCCCATACTCCTAGACCTATTGCCCAAGTATCATTACCACCAGATGGAGCATTATTATCTACATTAGCTTGAGTTGTACTTCTCATAAATCCAAGTGAAGCTTCACTTGTACTTGAACCTATTCTCACTTGTCCATAATTATAATCGTCTGAAAATATTGTTATTCTATTATTAGAATGAGTAGTGTTAGGTCCTACCGAAAGGCTTGACCCAGGATCTGTAAGACCTATTCCTACATTACCTGTTGAACCCTCTATATAAAGTTGAGCATGAGTTGTATCACCATCGGCTGTAATTCTAATATTTCCGCCTCCGTTATACCCAGCTTTAATATTAAGATCAGTGTTACTTCCGTGGTTCGCAGTATTGTAGTGTCCGATCCAAGTTTTAAATGTATCGTTTGCTTGGTGGAATCCAATGTGCGAACTGGTTCCTTGTAACTTAATGGTTCCTTGTGAGGCAGCACCTGTCGCTGTTATGTGAAGCGGAGCATCAGGTGAAGATTCTAATAACCCAAGTCTTCCATTAGCATCTCCTTTTAGGAATATAGTACCTTGATGTGCATAAGAATCTATTTCAATTAAGGGTGCATAAGAAGCATCTCCTGTTTCGTTTGATTGAATTACAAAAGTATCATTAGCAAGACTTCCTATTTTATAGCTGTAATTTGAAGTTCTAGCTATGTTTAAAACTGGATCTGATGCAGAGATAGTTGCACTTGTAAAAGAAGGCGTAGATCCTACTGTTTCAATAACATCAGAAAGTAGAGCTTTCTTTAGCGCATTGTCTGTAGCATCAAAAATAAGTACAGAGTCAGCTCCAACAGCCGTTACCTGGGTTTGTCCAGATATTACTGAAGGATCTAAATATTCACCATGTACTTTTGTTTTAGCCATATTAATCTTCTAATTTATCAAAAATAAAATCATAGCATATTGGCTTCATTTGCACTCTTTTTTGCAGCCTTTACTTCGTCTGTCCAAAGTGCGTTTGCTATTGCTTGTACTTCTGCTGATTCGCCAGATATGTCAGTGTCTGTGTGTGTCCAAGAATCGTCAGTATTTCTGTTTGAATCAACACATGAAACTACATGCCTGTGAAAAGACCTTGTAAGTTCTTTACCATCTTCTTTGATGACTGTAGCAGTACGAACATGTATGTCTTTGTGTT